GCAGGCTCTCGTGTCAAAGCCTTAGAGCTCCTCATGAAATACTACCAAATGATTGATAGTTCTCAGAAGCTTGAGGTTTCAATGAAAGACTCTTGGTTCGAGACGATTGATTTAGACAATAAAGAGAATCACCTTAATTAGGTGAGTGGCTCCTAGTTAGTGGACACTATCAACAAGAACCGCATTATTAAAGGGAGGGGGAGTGCTGGACAGGGTACCTCATATACATATATACCCATATCCCCCTATGACCTTACGGGGGGTATGTAATTTTGCAAATGCAATCTGAAAAAAATAAAATAAAAAAAATTATAAAAACCTTTAAAGCGAATCTCCCTCAATACGCTAAGCATTGTTTAAAAATTATAGATAAGCAGGGTAAATTAATAAGCTTTGAGTTTAACGAAGCACAAAAATTATTAGATGAACAGATTAATAAACAGTTAAAAGATCGTGGCAATGTTCGTATACTAATATTAAAGTCTCGTCAGACAGGTATATCTACCTACTGCCAAGCAAGAGGGTTCTGGAAAACAGTAACTGCACAGAATCAGAATGCTGTTGTGGTATCCCATCTTAATGAATCTACTAAAGCTATTTTTAGTATGGTAAGAAACTTCTATGATAATTTACCGCACCCAGTTGTTACACCAGAGTTAAAAGAATCTACAAGTAACTCAATGGCATTTACACACGGATCTAGATGGAGAATCGCTACAGCAAGAACAGGTGAAGTTGGGAGGGGTTGGACAACAAACTATCTACATGGTTCAGAGGTAGCCTTCTATCCAAACTCAGATATTATCCCTGGTCTTTTACAAACAGTACCCGAAGCAGAGTCAGAAATATTATTAGAGTCCACCGCGAATGGAGCAGGAGGTTGGTTCTACGATGCGTGCATGAGAGCATTGCGTGGAGAGGGTGAGTGGGAAATATGTTTTATACCTTGGTATATGATGAGTGAATATCGCAGGAAGGTAGATCCATACTTTGAGATAGAGCGTGAAGAGGAAGACGTAAAGACTATGTTCGGCTTAGACGATGAGCAAATAATGTTTAGGCGTTTAAAAATACAAGAGCTGGGTGGAGAAGATTTGTTTAGACAAGAGTACCCGTCTACCCCGCAGGAAGCGTTTTTAACAACAGGTAGATTATTTGTTGAGCCGAAGTTTATAGATCAAGCAGCGGTTGAATGCTTTACCCCGATTTCCCGATACGATGTGCGAGAGAATGATTTCATGCCACACGAAAAAGGGCTATTAAAAATTTTCGAGAATCCAAAGGATTCTTTGAGATATTGCATTGGTGTAGATGTTGCAGAAGGTTTGGAGCACGGAGACTATTCTTGCATCCAGGTGCTAGATCATATGGGCTACCAAGTTGCCACATGGACTGGGCACGTTGACCCGTTTGACTTAGCTCACATAGTTGCCAAGATTGCACACTTCTACAATAAAGCTTGGACGCTCATTGAAAGAAACAACCACGGGCTTACCACCATCCGAAAAATACAAGAACTAAATTATCCTAATCTTTATGTAGAGCAAAGTGTAGATGATGCATATGTAGACCGCTTAACCAGACGTGCAGGTTTTTTAACTACAAGCAAGACAAAGCCCTTAATTATTGATAACTTAGTACACTTACTACGACAGGGAGAAAGTGGTATAGTAGATATAGAGCTCATTGACGAACTCAGAACATATGTCGTTGATGCCCGTGGAATAACAAATGCCCAGCAAGGGTGTTATGATGATAGAATAATGGCATATGCTATTGCTTTATTCGGATTGAACAGTATGCCCAGAAAACATAGGCAGAACTTTAAGAGAGTAAAGAAACAATTTTTTTAAAAATATATGAATAAAGAATTAGGACCCGAAGGAATCTCAGCAGCCGTAGAAGCTACTGAAGAAGAGCAATACGAACTAAATTCATTAGGAGTTATACTTGAGTCTAAATATACCGAGTATAAAGATGCTCGTGATGATATCGAAGACAATTGGATTGAAGACCTAAGAGCATTTATGGGTCAGTATGATCCAGAGGTATTAGCCAAGATACAATCTAAAGGCGAGAGATCACAAGTGTATGTTGGTCTTACTCGAACCAAGGTGCTCGCAGCCTTCTCAAGAATTACAGATTTATTATTCCAACCTGGACAAAAATTCTTTTCAATTGAAGCAACCCCAGTTTCCAAACAACCACTTGTTGCTCAAGAGCTAACCGAACAAGCTGCATTAGAAATTATGCAAGCTGCCGAAGTAGTAGACCCTGGATTAGTCGATGACTTAATACAAGCAAGATTAGCAGAGCTACAAGAAGAGATAGCGTTAGAGACAGAAAGCAGAGTAGAGAATATGGAAGAGGCTATTTTAGATCAAGCTGTTGAAAGTAATCTAGAAGGCAAAATGAAAGACGCTATTATGGAGCAAGTTATTTTTGGCACTGGTGCCATGAAGGCGGGAACTCTAAGAATAGATAAAGACCATAGATGGATTAAAGGCGAAGAAGGATTTAATTTAATATATGAAGAAAGTCCATTCCCCGAAATGGAAGCTGTATCAGTATTTGATTTATATCCCGATCCTCATGCCACCAGTATGGATGACCTAAGAGATATCTTTAGAAGACATATTATATCTAGAAAAGAGTTTAGAGACCTAAAAGATTTTCCAGGTTTTAATGAAGATTTAATTAATGAGTGTATCGAAATGAATCCCGAGGGAAACCATGACGAAGCACAACATGAAAAAGACAGAAGACAAATTGCAAATGTAAATGATAGATCTTCTGAAACACATAAGTTTGAACTCTTAGAATATTGGGGTTCAATTAATGGTTACGACTTACAAGACGCTGGTGCAGACTTTGGCGATGAAGACGATCTTGCACAAGAGTATCACGCTAATGTATGGATAGTAGATGGTAAAGTTATTAAGGCTCAACTTAATCCATTACCAGGTGGCATAATACCTTACTTTATATTCCCCTATGAAAAGAACCCTCACGCATTTTGGGGTACTGGCGTACCTAGAATGATGAGAGATTCACAAGCCACTATGAATGCAGCTACAAGAATTTATTTAGACAACGTAGCTTTATCTTCTGGTCCTATGGTTGAAGTTAATACTGACATCATGGCTTCAGGAGAGGATCCAACAGAGTTATATCCTTGGCGTGTATTCTTAAGAGAGGGTGGTGACGGAAATCAACCCATGGTTAGATTTTATCAACCACAGTCAAACTCACCAGCACTTGTATCAGTTATAGAATTATTTAGAAGATTTGCCGATGAGACTACGGCACTTCCGTCCTATACTCACGGACAGACACAAAGCTCACTCAACAGAACTGCCACAGGTATTTCTATATTAATGAGTAACGCAAACATAGTCTTAAAATCAGTTATTAAAAACATTGATGACTACCTTACCAAACCAATGATACGTTCTTTATATGATTGGAACATGACATGGAATGAAAATGAAAATGTTAAATCAGATATGCGTATTGTCGCTAAAGGATCCACAGCCCTTATACAGAAAGAAGTACAATCACAAAGATTGTTACAGTTCCTTTCTTTAATCAATAATCCAATGGATGCACAAATGGTTAATAGAGAAAAACTATTAACTGATATTGCCAAGTCCTTGGACATTGATCCAGAAGAAGTAATTAAATCACAAAAGGAGTTAATGGATGAGCAAGCATTACAACAAGCTATCCTTGCCAGCCAGCAAGGCGGTCAAGTTGATCAAGTCCCAAATGGGGACGGAATGGTCGGTCCTGATGGACGAAATGGAGTCCCTTCGCCAAATGGAGCGGGACCAGTTGGAAATAACGGACAACTACCGCTTTAGTCAAGGACGTTGCGACATTCTTAAGTTTATAGTATCTTTAGATACAATTGCTGATAAAGTAATTAATTCGTTAGGCTCCAAAAGGGATACACCTAACATATATAAGTAATTTTAATCGACACCCCCAACAAAAGGACCGTTAAAATGGAAAGAGAAAAAACTAAAGGCGAGTTAATCGCTGAAAAGCTTGAAAAAGAAGCTGATGAGATGTTGAAACAAATTCAAGACTCTCAACAGGAATCTGAACCAGAAGCCAAAGGGTTAGCTACCGAAGAGGCAGAAGTTGAAGACACCCCTGAAGAAGTTGTAGAAGATGTGGAAGCTTTACCCGATGAATCTCAGGAAACTGAAGAAGCGTCTGATCAGCAAGAAGAAGAGATTCAGGAAGAACTAACTAAATCCGATAAGGGTTTGTTGTCTGCCGAACAGTGGGAAGAAAGGTACAAAAATGCTCAGGCACGAATGACCAAGGCTACCCAGAGAGAAAAAGAACTTGAAGCTAAGATTGCTGAAATGTCTAATAAGATAACAGCGATTGAAAGCATGAAGTCTGAAGCTCGTATTGAGAAACAGAAGGAAGAGGTTAATGTAGATCTAGGTGAGATTATGAAAGATTACCCAGAAATTGTTAAACCACTTCAAAGTTATGTCGATGCTCGCATCGCGACTGTGGATCAAAAAATGCAACAGGCTACAGAAGAGGTCTTAAAATCTCAACAGGAAGAAGCAGACAGGAAGCATTATGCAGCTATTGCAGACGTGCATCCCGATTGGAAGTCTATATCAGCTAGTGATGATTTCACTATATGGTTAGAAAGACAATCTAGAATGTGGCGTAATGCCGCATCCGATGGTGATGCCCAAGATGTTGTAGCACTCTTATCAAAGTATAAACAAGATTTAGGTTTAGTTTCCAACAAAGTTTCCAAAAAGGAATTAGTGGAAAAGGCAAAACAAAATGTTGAACCTTCACTCTCTAAAGCCAGGAAGCAAAACGTAGGTAGTAGTAAAAAAATATGGACTGCCCAAGAGATTGGTAAACTTTCTGATAAAGAATTTATAAAGTTTGAGAAAGACATTGATCAAGCTTATGCTGATGGAAGGGTTAGATAAATAAATATTTACTACTTTTTAAATAAACTTTTATATTAAGAGGTAATTAATATGGCATATTCATCTTCAGGCGGGAGCTTTAGCTTCGCAGCTGGTGAAAATCATTTTATACCTGAAGTATTCTCTAGAAAGTTACAAGCTAAGTTTTATGCTCAGACCATGTTGTCTGAAGTTACAACTAACGAGTACGAAGGAGAGATTTCAGGGTTAGGTAACAAAGTAAACATAAGAACAGTACCAGCAGTCTCAGTTGCTGATTACACAGGATCTATTTCCTATTCAGATGTTACTTCATCTACCATTGAGTTAAACATCGACAAAGCTAAAAGCTATGCTTTTAAAGTTGATGACATCCTAAAAGAGCAAGCCGATATCGACTTTCTAAATGAAGCAGCATCTGATGCAGCTCAAAACATGAAAATCGCTATTGAGCAAGATGTGTTCGCTAACGTAGCCGCAGGTTCGTCTTTAACAGACATCAACGCAACACCAGCAAACATTACATCTTCTACTGTTTTAGGGCACATTCTCGATGCAGGACAGCAACTTGATGAAAACAATATTCCTGAAGAAGGAAGATTCATGATCATCAACCCAGCTGTTGCTACATTGTTAAAGCAGTCAGAACTTAGACAAGCATACTTAACTGGTGACAATGTTTCACCATTAAGAAATGGCTTTATTGGAACAGTTGATAGATTCAACATGTATGTATCTAACAACTTAAGCACAGCAGCTGGAGTAACATCTGGTCTGTATGGGCATCCAAAAGCGATTGCTTATGCTTCTCAAATGACTAACACTGAAACTGTAAGACTTGAGTCTTCATTCGGTGATGGCGTTAGAGGTCTAGCTGTTTACGGATACAAAGTTATCCTACCAACAGCGATTGGTGAATTTAAGTTACAAGTAGCTTAATTTAACTTGGGGGAGTTTCGGCTCCCCCTTTTTTTTGTTTTTTTCCCACTAGCTTGTATCTATGTTTTTGTGATAACTTAAGCATAGTTATAATTAAACGAGGCTACTATGACAAAAGACGAACTGATTAAATCAGCAAAAGAGAACTTCAATGTTTCTCTCAACCCAAAGGACAAACTTAAAGACTTAGAACAGCAATATGCATCTCTTGAAAGCACATTAGTTGTTGAAGAAGAAGTTGTTGTTGAATCTAATTCTAAAGATCCAATAGCTTCAAGAGGCGAGCACGGGAAGATTCTTCCATGGAGCCCTCTACATAGGTCAGACTTCTGGACTTTTATTTATGATAAAGGATCTTTAACAAAAGAAGAGAAAAAAATATTGGGTTTATAAATGGCAACTATTAAAGTAATTGATCTTATTAATAAGGCTGAGGAGATACTTCAAGATACATCTAATGTTAGATGGTCTCAACAATCTCTTTTAAACTATCTTAATGATGCACAAAGAGAAATAGTTTTATTCAGACCAGATGCAAATACGGTTAATGCATCTTTTACTTTGATAGCAAATACTGCAAAACAAAGTTTGCCAAACGCAGGACTTAGACTTCTTTCAATTTATAGAAATTCAAGCCCTACAACCAAACCAATAACTAATATTGAGAGAAGGGTTTTGGACGATCAAATAGAAGATTGGCATGGCACAACAGGGACTAATGTTGAACATTATGTTTATGATCCCCTGGACCCTAAAATTTTTTATGTATATCCACACACCACAGCGTCAGACGCAACAATAGAGATTGTTTATAGTTCTGCTCCAACAGATATAACTATAAGTAATTTTACAACTGACACAACAGTCATAGCTTTGGATGATGTATATGCAAATGCAATTTTAGACTTCATGTTGTATAGAGCTTATCAAAAAGACACTGAATATTCTGGTGACTTGCAAAAGTCAGGAGTCTACTCACAATCTTTTCAAAACTCAATAGGAATTAAAAATCAAGTTGATGCAGGTTCAACACCAAGACCATCAACACCAACACAATAATATTAAATGGCAGTATCAAAAAAAATAGAAACTTTAGTACCAAAAGTTAAGAGAGAGGCACCTAGCTGCCCGTCGTTTATCGTTGTTGAAGAGTTAAGAAATACTATTATAGATTTTTGCGTAAGCACTGATATTTATTTATCAGACCTAACGCTCTTGCAAGTCATATCAGGTATTAATGAGTATGAGTCATCAGATCTTGATATTCCAGTTGGCACAGAGCTAAATCACATTATTGATTTTTATTTTGAGTTTGGTGAATCAGATAACCAGATAACAGAAAAAAGTTTAGCAAGATTAGAGCCAAAGTCCTTAATAGGTACACCATCACTCATAGATGCATATGGAAAAGGAAAACCAAAATATTATGCACAAAGAAATCAAGAAACTATTTTATTCGCACCCACTCCCGATAAAAATTATTCGTTTTATGCTTTATACAGTTTAAAACCAACATCTACAGCAACAACGATTCCTAACATCATTGTAAATGAGTACCAAGAAACTATTGTTCATGGTGCCTTATACAGACTACAAATGATGAAAGACAGCCCTTGGAGTGATATACAGGCAGCAGACCTTAATAAAAGAATGTATGATAAGGGTGAGGCACAGGCAGTTAGAAAATCTAAATATGGTCTTGTTGGTGCCCCTCTAACAGTTAAATACCAGGAGTTTATGTAATGGCATATTCAACAACAATAAAAGTAGTAGTTGGTGATACGCACCCAGAATTAAATTTTACTCTTACAGATTCAAATACCGCAGCTAGTGGAAAAACTTTAGACGCAGAGGATCCAACAACATTTGCTCCAATAGATCTAACAGGATCCACAACAAGGGTAAGGATTAGAAAGATCGGGACTACAACAATATTAGATACTATTGTTTGCTCTATTACCAATGCAACGGCTGGAAAGTGCTCTATGGTTTTTACATCAAGCACTTTTACCGCAGCAGGATTTTACGAGGGAGAAATAGAAATAACCAAATCAGATGGTAATATACAAACAGTAGGGGACCTTATTAGATTTAATGTAAGAGATGATTTTGACTAATGGCTATAAAGTTAGTTGTAGGGTACCAAAGCCTACAAGCAAGTGTTAAAACCCAACAGGCTACTCTAGCTGCCGAGGTATCAGAAGCAAGTACACCCTCCCTATTAAACTTTGTAAACTTAAATCTAGCAGTAGATAATTTAAACCTATACGCTGATATTCTATTAGATTCTGACACTAAAAATATTTACTTTACTGGATCAAATCCAAACGTAGCTATCCTTTCCATATCAGAACAAGATGTGATATCTTTTAGCAAAAGTGTTAATGATACTCTAGCAATATCTGAGACTATAGATATTAAATTTATTGCTAGCTCGAAGAGTGTTTTGAATACGGCTGCACTTAATACAGGTGCCCTTAACTAGGAGTTAGAATGATAGTCGATAATTTTCAGCTAAAAGGAAAATTAGAAATTAAGATAAATAATCAGGTTGTTGCCAAGGTTCCAAATATTGTTGTGAATAATGGTAAGGATTTTGTAGCATCTAGAATGAAAGACGCTACCGCAACCGTTATGTCTCATATGGCTATAGGCACAGGAACAACTTCTGCGGTGGCTGCGAACACTACCCTAGAGACAGAGCTTTCAGGAAGCAGAACAGCCTTAACTTCAACGACAGTTTCGAGCAATGATGTAATTTATGTTGCAACCTTTGGACCTGGTGTAGGCACGGGTGCGGTCACAGAGGCAGGTATATTTAATGCTTCTTCAGGTGGAACTATGTTATGTAGAACAGTTTTTGCAGTTATTAATAAAGCGGCATCTGACTCTATGACAATCACCTGGACAGTAACAGTAAGTTAAATAAAAGAGGTAATTAATGGCAATTGTCTTTCGCAATAATGCAACCACAGCACTTGCAAGTGATATTACAAATAGTGCTACAAGTATAACCGTCACAGATGGATCTAAACTTCCATCTATTACAGGCAGTGATTATTTTTACTGCACCCTTGATGATGGAACAAATAACGAAATAGTAAAAGTAACAGCAATAAGCGGTAATACCCTTACTGTTGTTCGTGCACAGGATAATACAACAGCAAGAGCCTTTTCAACAGGAGATCTGGCAGAGCTCAGATTAACAGCAGCTGTTTTAGAAACCTTTTCACAATTAGATGCAGGAGAAATAACTGCTGATGAATTTATAGGAGATCTTCGTGGTGCTGTAATATTTAAGGCACAAGCGGGTGAGTCCTTGTCCAAAGGTGATGTAGTTTACGTTTCTGGTATTACTGGGAATACGCCAGTCATTTCCAAGGCAGATGCAGATGTGGCTGCAAAAATGCCAGCCTTCGGATTGGTTTTAACAACCGCATCATTGAATGCTTCTACAGAAGTAGTTACTTTTGGTACTATTTCAGGGGTTGATACCTCCGCATTTAGTCTTGGTGATACATTATATGTTTCTACAACTCCTGGTAACTTAACAGCAACTAAGCCAGCAGGAGAATCTGCATTAATACAAAATATAGGCAAGGTTCAAAGAGTTCATGCAAGTGCTGGATCTATCAAGGTAGGTGGTGCGGGGAGAACAAATGATGTCCCCAACCTTAATGACGGAAACATATTCATAGGAAATGGATCTAATCAATCATCCACCGCATCATTAAATACAAAGGTAGAGGAATACTTAGATGGTGGAACTTCTACTCCAACTTTCTCAACCTTAAATGTAAGTGGTAACACAACACTGACAGGTGACCTTACTGTTAACGGAACAACAACAAGTTTAAATACTAATACCCTGGACGTAGAGGACAAGAACATAACCCTGAACTATTCAACAGGAGATTCTTCAGCAAGTGCAGATGGTTCTGGTATAACTATTCAAGATGCTGTAGATGCAAGTACAGATGCTACGATTCTTTGGGATGCTGCCAATGATCAGTTTGATTTCTCACATGGTATAACACTACCAGACAACAAAAAAGCCATATTCGGCACAGGCTCAGATTTATCTATATTCCATGATGGTGCTAATAGTTTTATTGATGATTCAGGAACAGGTAATCTTTACATTAGAGCTAATAATTTATGGCTACAAAAATATACTGGTGAAACCTTTATAAAAGGTGTAGCTGATGCAGAGGTAACTCTTTATCACAATAATCAACCCAAACTAGCTACAACCTCAACAGGAATTGATGTTACAGGAACAGTTACTGCAGATAATGAAATAAATATAGAAAACAGTTCAGGTTATGGGCGTATAGAGATTGGTGGAACTTCTGGAGCTTATCTTGACCTTAAAGCACCAAGCTCTGACGATTACGATGTTAGGTTAATTACCACAGGAACAAGCGGAGAACTTCTGTTTCCTTCTGGAAGTTTTGTATTTAAACGAGGCTCTCTTCAAAAACTAGCTGTGACCTCAACAGGCATAGACGTAACAGGAACAGTTACAAGTGATGGTTTGACTGTTGATAGCACCACAGGCTTCTCATGGTTGCCAGTTTCTACAGCAGGTATAGAATTAGGCACAATAGGAACTGGAACTGGAATCATTATTAATACACCAAGTGTAAATTCTAGCTATGGTTCAGGTTTAGCTATTGATGGAAGTTATGCTAGTGACCTTTCATCAGTAAATATAAAAGCATTTGGTGCAAAATATAATTCGTATGGTAGCGAGTTAAACTTATTTACATCAGACGATACTTCATTACTTAAAAGATTAGCAATAGCATCCACAGGAGACATATCCTTCTATGACGATACAGGAACATCACAAAATCTCAAATGGGATGCTAGTGCTGATAGTCTGCAATTTGTAGATAATGCGAAGGCTACATTTGGTGCTGGTTCAGACTTACAGATTTATCATGATGGTAGTAATAGTTATATTAAAGATGTTGGAACTGGTAGTTTAATTTTAGAAGGCACAACATCAACACAAATAAAAGGTTCAACTTATGTAATTTTAAGGTCAAATGCTGGTGAGAATATGCTGATTGCAAATGCAAATGGTTCAGTAGATTCTTATTATGATGGTGTTAAAAAACTAGCCACGACTAGCACAGGCATAGACGTAACAGGAACAGTTACAAGTGATGGTTTGACTGTTGATGGAGAAGGACGAATAGAAGAAACAGGCGATGCTGCTAGACTTGTTGTAGCAAGAACTGATAATGCAAATGCAGCTGAATCAGCTAGTATGGATTTACTTGAAAGCACTGCCACTGGTGGCTCTTTTGGTACAGCCGGTAATTATGGTTTTAGATTAGATATAGATGGTAGTGCAAATACTTTTAATATCAAAAGTGGTGTACAAACATCAGTAACTAAAAGATTTCAAATAGGTAGAGACACAGGAGACATCTCATTCTACGATGACACAGGCTCAACTCAAGGTTTATTTTGGGACAGTTCTGCTGAGAGTTTGGGAATCGGCACAACTGCTCCAGCTGGTAATCTTCATATAAAATCAACAGGTAATGTTGGTGATGCACTATTAATTGTTGAAGCAGATGCAGATAATAATGTTGAATCAGATAATCCTCGAATAGAATTAAGACAAGATGGTAATTTAGTAAGTGGAGCTTTATACCTAGAAGGTGATGCAGGTACAACTGCAACTAATGCATTAGAAAATTCTCTTTTATTAGATGCAAAGGGTGCATCAAGTAATGGAGGTACAATTCAATTCGCAACGGGTGGACTAGCGGCAAATCAATCAGGCGGTCCTACAAATAGTGCAGTAAGAATGACTATTTTAAGAGACGGCAACATTGGCATAGGAACTGATTCGCCAAGTGCTAAATTAGATGTTCTCGGTGATGATACATCAGGAGCTTCTATAACTTGGAAACAAGGTACTAGACATTCAGGTTATTTATATAGTGATACCAGTGGTGTTGCGATTTATGACACTAATCTTAATAATGCTGGGATATATTTAGCTAGTAACAATAGAATGGATTTTAGGGTTAACGGCACAGAACGCATGAGACTGGATTCATCGGGGAATCTATTAGTTGGGAAGACTAGTGCAGTTTACAACACAGCAGGAACACAACTTGCACCCGATGGTCAAGTGTTTATCACAGGCGGTAATCAATATGGATTAGCTGTTAACAGAACAACAGCTGATGGTGATGTTGTTTTATTCAGTAAAGACGGTGCAACAGTCGGCTCGATTGGTACTAAAAGTGGTGATTTAAACATAGGTACTGGTGATGTTGGATTACAGTTTTGGGATGGCGGTGATTCTATTTATGCTTGGAATACATCTAATGATTCAGGTAGGGATGCAGCAGTTGATTTGGGTTATTCAGGAGTTAGATTCAAAGACCTCTACCTTTCAAGTTCAGCTATTATAGAAGATGATGCATCTAGCCCATCAATACTTGTAAAAGCAGCAGGTCAAACAGCTTCTACAACACCTACAGCTTCAATAATTTTGGCTAATGGCTCACTAAGTTCTAACGCATCAGCACCAGCTATAATTTCTTACAGAGATGCTGATTACAGTACAACAGCATTAAGGTCATCAGGGTTAAAGTTTCAGGTAACTAGGTCAAATGCTGGTGTTGAAGCCATAACAATAAATTCATTTGGAAAAGTTGGTATTGCAGGAGCAACTACTATTGACGATGGCAACCTACAAATTGGCGATTCAGATGCAGACTTTAACATCGCAATAGCAGGTGCTAGGTCAAAGTTTGGTTATGACAGTTCAAATAATTCTGCTGTTGTTCAAGGTGGTATTACTAAAGGTATTATTTTCTGTGTAAATAATTCTACTTTTGGTTCAGGAGAGGCTGGAAGATTCGATGCATCAGGCAACTTGTTGGTGGGTACTACTACAGCTCCAAACACTCTTTTGGGAGCATCATCAACACAAGGAGTAGCATTTAATGGTGGGCAGGGGTATTTAGTTGCAGCAGCAAGTGGACAAGCAACTGCATATTTTAATCGCCAAACGAGTGACGGAACTATCACAGAATTCCGCAAAGATGGCTCAACAGTTGGAAGTATTGGTACTGGTGCAGGTATTTTAGGTATTGGTCTGGGAACTGGTAATTTAGGGTTTTTAAATGCGAGTGTTATCCCTATGGGTAACACAAGTGGTGGTGCTTCTAACGGTGTTATAGACTTAGGAAATGGCAACAGAAGATTTAAAGACCTTTACCTTTCAGGACATCTTAAAACTGGAGGAGGTGGCTCTAATAGTACAGGTGAAATAGAATTTGTTGCTGATAGCACAAGAGCAAGGATAGTAGGTGGTTATCAAAGTGGCGGTGGTGGTTATTTAAAATTCCATACAGATACTACAGGTGGCTCAGATTTAGAACGCATGAGACTGGATTCCTCGGGCGAGTTATTAGCAGGAAAAACAAGTGCTGATAATACTACAGCAGGACATCGTTTAAGCCCTAGTGGTTTTGTGTCTCATGTTCGTTCAGGCAATGAGGTAATGATACTTAACAGACTAAGTAGTGATGGAAGCATTTTAACTTTTAGACAAGATGGTGAAAATATTGGCTCTATTGGTGTTACAGGAACTGATTTTTATATTGGTAGAGAATCATCATCCAATTTAAGATTTCAAAGTGCTGGTATAAGACCATCAACAGGTGCAAGTCTTGCAGATGATACTTATGAGTTAGGCGGTGCTAGTGCAAGATTTACAAACCTTCACCTTGCAAACCAAGTTTATATAAATGGCACTACTCCTAATATAAGATTTACAGACTCAGATACAGGCGCAGATAGCCAAATAACAGCTAGTTCAGGTTATGGTGCATTAGTTTTAAAAGCAGATTACAACAATGAAACCGCAGGTTCTTATATAGGCTTTGAAGTTGACGGAAGCGAGGCTGGACGTTTCGATACATCGGGCAATCTGTTGGTGGGTACTACTACGGCTGGATACGCTTCTCAGTCTGGAGTTGCAGTTAATCCTGCTGGAGCTTCTTATGTTGCTGTAACACACCCAGTCGACTCTACTAGCGGAAACAGCTATGCTTTATTTACATATAACGCGGGAATCATTGGGTCTATAACTCAAAACGGTACTACAGGCGTTAGCTACAACACATCATCAGATGCAAGATTAAAAGACGTTACAGGCGAAGCTCGTGGTTTAGAAGTAATTACCAAACTAAACCCAGTAGCGTATAATTGGAAAGCAGATGGTAAAGCAGACGAAGGTCTTATAGCTCAAGAAGTTAAAGAGTTAGTACCAAATGCAGTAACAGGTTCTGAAGATGAGCATTATCAAATGGATTACAGTAAACTTGTAACACATCTTGTTAAAGCTGTTCAGGAATTAGAACAACAAACAATAGAACTTAAAGAAGAAATTGCTAACTTAAAAGGAGAATAGTAATTGTTTCAAAACAAAACTTGCAACAAATGTAAAAAAAATAAAAGTTTAAAAGACTTTTACAAAGTGGGAGGCAAACAAGCACATCTTTACAGAAGTTATTGCAAGGAATGTACTGTTAAAATGAATTCTACTGAAAAAGCAAAAAAAACAAAACATGCTTGGAGAATGAAAACAAGATATAATTTAGAAATTGAAGAATATAATCAAATGTTTGTTGATTGTGAAGACAAATGCATGATTTGTGGAATTCATAATGATGATTTAAAAAAAAATCTTTGTGTAGACCATAATCACGAAACAGGCGAGGTTAGAGGTTTATTATGCACGCCTTGTAATGCTGTTATTGGTTATGCACATGAAGATATAGATGTATTATATTCAGCAATAAAATATTTAAAAAAATTTAACATTAAAAAATTAAAATTAGTTCAATAACTAGGAGAATAATATGAGTAATACATATGAGTGGAATTGCAAAACAGTAGACGTTTATCCCACATACGAAGAACACAGTGACACAGTCTACAATGTGCATTGGAGATTAAACGCTGAGAGCAGCGAGACACACGAAGTAGATGGTGTTCAAGTACCATATACAGCTAGTGTTTATGGCACTCAGTCTTTATCACTTGATGATATTGGTTCAGACTTTATACCCTTTGCAGACTTAACAAATGCAACAGTTACTGGTTGGGTTGAGGGCATTATGGGTGAAGAGGAAGTAGCAAACTTAAAGTCTGCTTTAGACTCTAAAATAGCTGAAGAGATAACACCTACCACTGAAACAAAAACTATAGGAGGTTGATATGGAAGTCTTAGTTCAAATAATTATTATTGCTGGTATAGCTTTATTTATAATTAATAAGAAAAAGCCTGAGTGGATTGATTGGCTAAAATCTAAAATTAACAAATAGTTAACCTGTGGAC